AAAAGTTAATGATAACTTCCGCGAACTTTATAGTTCTCTTGGTCTTGGTGAAAGACTTTCGTTTATTGGGTTAAACGACACTCCTGATGCATTTTCCGGATACGATCCAGTTACAGGAAATACCCCATTAGTTACAATCAATGACACTGAATCTGGATTAGCTTTTAAATCGCTAATTCCTGGTAATGGTATTAGTATTGACTTTACAACCAACCCTAATGAAATTGTAATTAATTCAGAATTTTCTAATATTTCTGCAGATCCAAGTCCTCAATTAGGAGGAGATTTATCATTAAGATCTGGTGGTCAACAGTATAGAATTTTAGATTCGGGTACTGATATTTCACCGTTACTTCCAATTTATAAGCACGAACTAGTTAACAAAGCCTATGCAGATACTAAAGTTTCTAAAGCTGGTGTTGAAGCAATAAATCCAGAAACTGGAACCGTAGATCCTTCAATGGGTCGTATGACCGGTCCGTTAGTTTTGTCTAGAGATCCGGAACCCGACGATGATGTTAATTACGATGGTTTAGTTGCTGCAACAAAACGTTATGTTGATAATTCAGCATTTGGCTCTTCAGTTAACCTATATGTTGCTCTCTCAGGTCAAGATGATAGAGTAGGAGTGTCTAAAGATCTACAAGGTCGTGCTCTTGCTTATGCGTATCGCACCTTAGAAGCAGCATTAAAACGTGCTGAAGAATTAGTCTTAGAAGCACCAGTGGAATTAGGTCCTTATAAGAAAGTTTTAACCTACAACAATCACGCTTCTGAATGTACATTATCATCCATTGAAACATCACCTGATTCTGGTACAGGATTTTCTGGTATTGTTAGAATGAGTGTTGATACAGTTACTCTAGTTTCTGTTGGTACTAATTATTATCCAGGAGATATTTTAGAAATTCAGGGCGGTACATTGCCAGAGGGCGGTGGTCGTTGTTACATTCAAGTTCTAACAACTTTAACAACTCCTGGTGCAATTTTAGGATATAAGATTATATCAACCGGGTCATATCTAACATTGCCTGGTTCTTCTAATATTTCAACTACTATTACTACATCAGCGGCACCTGCGGAAGTAGGTGCAATTGGTAGTGGGGCTACATTTAACGTTACATATAAAGTAAACTCAGTACAGATTGTAAACGGTGGTTCAGATTATTCTCTAGTTTCTGTTAGAATTTCAGGCGGTGGCGGATCTGGTGCGTTTGGTGAAGCTGTTGTAAATTCAGGTGCAGTTTCTTCAATTACAATTACAAACAAAGGTTCTGGATTTACTTCACTTCCGTCATTAAGTGTTGACCTTCCAAGATTTTTAATCTATACTAATGGTTATAGAACAGACTATACTGGTGATTATTCAACTGATACACCACAAGCAATTAGAGGACGAGATATTCGTGCTGGACTATACCTAAGAGGAGAGACCTCAGGTGCTTTAGCTGAAATCCTTAGCCACCCTGGTGACCTAGATTCTGAAGGAAACGAAATATTTGACGTAGATATCAAATCAGGTTCTTTTATTCTTGGCGAAGTAATTTCCTATGGTGATATTGCTAAAAATATTCAAATTTCAGTTTTAGTAGAAAGCGGAGAATATTACGAAAACTATCCGTTAAGAGTTCCTGCAAATACTTCTATTGTAGGTGACGAATTTAGACGTGTTATTTTCCATCCAAGACCGGGAACTTCTAGCTCTCCTTGGGCGTTTATAAAATTCCGTAGAGATCCAGTGATAGACGGGCTAACAGTAGCCACTCAAAATTACGGATACCATTATCTACAAGATTCAACTCAGCCAGTCTATCCTATGATAGATAACAAAGGAGGATTTGAATCAGCATCAATATTATTAGGACTTAATAGAAGATTCTTGCAAGAAGAAATTGTTGCTTGGATGAATGATAACATTGCTAATAATACTGCACCATTTAATAGTTCATTTACATACGATGAAACACTATGTAATAGAGATGTTGGATTATTGGTTGATTCGTTTATATTCGACTTAAAGTACGGAAGTTACAATCGTACAGTATCTGCAGGTTTAAAATACTATCAAAGCGATAGTGCTAGCATAGCCATTACGACTCAACTTTCACAGTATCTGGTTGTATTAGATAAACTTGAAAGTCTAATGTTGGATTGTATTTCAAATACTCAAATTACAAACATTTATCAAAATACATTCCCTCAGGTTATTGATGCTGCATATCAAGCAGAAAGCGGATCTGCTACTGTTATTCCGTTATTAATATTAGTGTTGAAGGATGTTATTGACGGATCTGGTTCGGTTAACTATCCTAAAGAAAATAACCAAATGGACGTTTTCCTTGCTAACGACTCTGTTCGCTGGCAGGCTATCAGCGCCATTGGTCACGGTGGATTTATGGGTGTACTAGATCCAGAAGGACAGATTCTTTCTAGATCACCTTACTTCCAAGAATGTGCTTCTTTTTCAAAGAGCGAAAACAGACAAGTATTTGCTGGAGGTATATTTGCCGACGGTTTTGCTGGTAACTTAGAATTTGTTATTAATAATATTCAAACACCGACTCGATTAGAAGTTTCTGGGTTAGATCGATTCCCTCAAGTTCCAGCATCATTTATTGTTGGCGATTCAACTTATCGAGTAAACTATATTAGAGACTTTGTCTACGGCGTAGGTAATTTTACCTACGATTCTAACAAGTGTGCTAGAGATATTGGCATTATCACTAATGCTATTTTAGATGATTATATTTTAGGAACAAACTATAAACACGTTCTATCTGGATTGTCATATCTTAGAAGTTACACCTCTGTTGTTACAACTTTACAAAAATCGCAGACAATATCAGGTTTAAACTATGCACGTGATCGTATACTAACATTTACTACTGGTGACACCGCATTTAGCAATTTTATTACCAATGCATTTGCAAATGTTACTAATTTAATTAATTCTGTTAGCCCAGACGGCGCACCTGATTATTACTATACACTTTTAACTGCGCCTGGCGCAGGAGTTGAAAATTCTGTAAATGAGTTAATACTTAACAAAGACTTTTTAGTAGACGAAGGTATAGCATTTATTAATTCAACATTAAGTCCAGAAAGTATCGAAAACTACAATGAAACAGCCTGTCGAAGAGACCTAGGATATTTTATTGATGCATTTACATATGATTTACAGTATGGCGGAAATACTGCTACTAATCTAACTATACAAGGTTACTACGATGGTACTGGAGTTACCATTTTAGGACCTGGTGAAATAGCTCCGACAGTAGCGGTGTTTTCTAGAATACAAGATATTATTGGCTATGTTATTTTAGCAAATACTAGTTGGATTAAATCTCTAGGCAATACTTCCATTCAGTCGACTGCTGGCGGATTAGGAAATTCAGGTACTGTTACAATAGTTGAGAATTTAATTCAAAGTGTAATTGATGTCTTAACTAACGGTCTAAGTTCATTACCTGCAGACGTTGATCCGTCATTTAGTTTAGGTATCAACTATGCTTCAAATGCAACTAAAACAACAGTTGTTAATAACTTAACTAACATTGAAAATGATAGTGTCTTGTTTATTAATGCTGCATATCAAAACGGATCGTCAGCTGTACTTGTTTTAGATCAAACAACTCCTTGGCCATATAATGTATTCACATACGATTCAAGTGCTTGTAACAGAGACGTTGGATTAATTTTAGATGGCCTAGGTTATGATATTGTATTTGGTACTAACTATTGGACAAGAGTTAGTGGCACCGCCTATAGAATGAGCCAAAGCGCAGTTGTTATCCAAGACCAACGAAGCATAACAATAAGAGCTATTGACGAAACTTATCGACTAGTTAATATCGAACTAACAGGTTACGGTGATATTCAAGATACAGTATCCCTAAACAATGCTACCATTGATGATATTATTGATAGAGGCGTTTCAGCTACTCCATCTCTGTCATTTACTTTGCCTCCTGGGTTATCAACAAATAAAACAAATGCCTTTAATTTATTAATGGCAAATAGAAATTATATTGTTGCTGAAGTAGATGGTTGGATTAATGCACAAATTTCTGGAAACATTAGTCCTTGGGCCACCGGAGACACATACAATGCTGCAAAATCTCAAAGAGATACAAAGTTAATTGTTGAAGCCGTTATCCACGATCTTATCTACGGAGGCAATGCTGCAACAAGACAGGCTGCATTAAAATATTACAATAATTTAACTGGTGCTTCTATGTTGGCATCAGGACAACCAGCTCGATGTTCAGCAGCCCTACAGTGGGCTAATACTGTAGCAAAGGCTGTTATTATTAACACAGCCCCAGGAACTACATATTCAACTTTATCAAGAACAACAGGTTCAGCAGCTTCAGCATCTGAGCAGATAATTATTGATAATTTGTTTACTGCAATAACTGGTGCTATATCTGCAAACGATATAGATTCAATGTTTGCTCTAGTTGAACCAAACTTAGGTTCTTACGCTTATAGTACAGACGCTGTTACAGCAAGATCATTAATTCAATCTGCCAAATTAAACATTCAACAGTCAGTTATAGAATTTGTAAACTATTACGGTAACAGATATGAATTAATTATGCCTGGTAACCGATCAATGCTTGCTAATGACTATACGCAGGTCAATGATATGGGCTATGGGGCAATTGCTGCCAACGGTGGTTTATTGGAACTTGTTTCAGTATTTACATACTATAACTATACTTCTTATTATTCAATTACTGGCGGACAGATTCGATCTGTAGGTGGTTCATCAGCTCACGGTGTATATGCGCTAGTTGCAGAAGGTGCTGATCCGTTAGAAGTTCCAACACCAACATCAACATACGAAGATTTGGCTCAAAGGGTTGATTGTTATTATCCAAGTCCATCGTTCGCCAACGTAACAAATGGTCTATTAATATTTGTTACTAATTATAAGTACCCACCGCTAGGAGGGGGAGAACTTGAAGTTGACCATGATGGGGTCATGTATAGATATGCAATTACATCGGTAGCAACTAATGATTTGCCTCCAGGTGTGGCTCGATTAAACTTAAGCAGTGGAACAGGTGGCAATGACAACGGTCTTCACGCTGTAATCCCAGACGGTACAAAGATGACTGTTCGTTGTAACAGTCAAATTTTACTCACAGGTGCATTAGGTGAAGTTGCTGTTAGACCATCTACTGGTTTAAAATTAAGAGAAACTCCAGATTTTGTTAATCGTGTTTTACAATTTACAGAAGTACAAGATGATAATGCACCTTATGAAATATTATTCACCGCAGGAAGTTCTTCTATTAGTGTTCTTGCAACAATTACAACAATCGCTACAAATGTATGTACAACCAGCCAAAATCATAAATTAGAAGTTGGTGATAAATTTATTCCTAGAACTACATCTAATGGATTGGTAGCCGGTACGACTTATTACGTGTTAACTGTTCCAAAATATAATCAGTTTACACTTTCAACTGCACCTGGCGGAAGTACTTCAACATTAACTAATGGTACAGGGTTAACAATTAAAGGTATTAAGACTCACAAACTAATTGAAAATTATCTAGTTAGTTTTGATTCGAGTGGCACATTACCAAGCGAAGTTATTCCTACAGTAAGATACTGGGTACTATCTACTGATTTAACTGATACCGAATTTAGTGTTTCTTCAGATAAAAATGGACTTGCCATTGACTTTGCCAGTGTAGGTTCTGGTACAACAGTATACTATCCAGAGGGAGTTACACTAACTCAGTTAAGAGAAAATTACAATTATATCGAATTAACGGTCTTTGAACCTGGAGAATTTACCAGTGATTATCCAACTGGTAGAGCTTGTACTATTGCAGTTGGCGTGGCAGCAACCATTACACTTAATAGTCACGGATTTAACGATGATGACGTTATACGATTTACTACTGACGGAGTGATTGGAAATAATCTTCCAACAGGATTAACTGAACAGACTAGATATTTTGTAGTTAATAAGACAACTAATAATTTCCAAGTATCAACTGAAAAAGGAGGTACTCCTGTTGACACAACAGCCGCAGGTTCTGGTACATTCTATGTTGGTAAAGTTACTGGTCGAGTAGGGGATGATAACTTTGCTGTAGTTGGTATAGCATCACAAGAAATTAGCAGAGTGTCTGGATCTAAATTTGTATTCAAGGGAGAAGAATATACAGTTTCTTCTTATCAACCAGAATCAGTTACAAACAAACCATATGCTAGAGTAGTATTAGATAGAGCACTAGTTGATGCTATCAACAATTTCCCATCTAGTTACACAATCTTTAGTTCGGTACCAATCCGTTCAAGCGGATCGTTGGGTACACTAACTATCCGTATTGCGTTGACTCGAGTTACATCACACGACCTATTAGAGATTGGTACTGGTTCTTATGCAGATACTAACTATCCAAAAGAAATTTACGGTTCGTCAGTTAATCCATTAGATCCTTCAAAGGAGACTGTAGAACGAGATGTTGGTCGATGCTTCTATGTAACCACAGACCAATACGGTAACTTTAAAGTTGGTCCATACTTTGCTGTTGACCAAGGTACTGGT